GAAAAAAACATAGATGAATTTTTAGAGCGCGTAGAACAAGAGCACGGATCTGTTGTATTCGTGGCTATGTCTGTCCCAGACTATGAGCTTATGTCTTATAATATGCAAGAACTAAAAAGATATATTAAAGAACTGAAAGAAGTAGTTGTTTATTATAGAAAAGTAACTACTAATGAAGGAGAAGTCGATGAGTAATTCACCAGAAGCATTTGTCTATAAGTGCAAATTAAGATCTGTAACGGATGGTGACACTATAAGATTGGAGACTATAGATCTAGGATTCTCAGTGCAATTACACAATAAAGCTGTAAGAATTGCTGGTATTGACACTCCAGAGAGCCGGATAAATATTAAAAGATATCCGGAAAGAGCAAAAGAAAAAGAACTTGGGTTACTAGCAAAACAAAAACTTAAAGATTGGTTGGTGGGAGATATTACATTACGATCCTATGGCACCGACAAATATGGGAGGGTATTAGGCGATGTATTTTGTGAAAAAGGTAATATCGCTGATTTGCTCAAAAAAGAAAATCTTGCTGTCGATTATCATGGCGGCACAAAAACAAAAAAATGGGGAGAATAAAATGAATAAAATGGAAATATCACAAGAAGGTCTTGCTCTTATTAAAAAGTTTGAAGGTTGTAAATTAGAAAGCTATCAATGTGCCGCAGGAGTTTGGACAATAGGTTTTGGTTCAACTAGCGGCATTAAAGAAGGTATGGAAATATCACAAGAAAGAGCCGATGCACTATTATTAGAGGACGTTGAGGTTTTTGAAGAAGCTGTAAATAAAGCAGTGCAAGTGCCGCTTGAACAACACGAGTTTGATGCTTTAGTGTCTTGGACATTTAATTTAGGCCCTTCAAACTTAAATTCTAGTACTATGCTCAAGGTTTTGAACGATAACAAAAAAAGTGAAGTGCCAGCACAAATGCGTAGGTGGAATAAAGCGGGTGGTGAAACTCTGCAAGGATTAATCCGTCGAAGAGAAGCTGAGTCGCTGCTTTTCCAAAACGAACAATGGCACGAAGTTTAACTATATGTAATACTACCCATAGGCGTTTTACGCTTAGAGTTGGGTGGTTTTTTACGTCACTACCTAACTGCCCAGCTCGCTTATGAACGAGGTTTCTTTTAAAGATTTTGATATTTTATCGGAGCAAGATAAAGCCGAAGCTGTAGCTTTATTAAATCGTTACGATCAGTTAGAAAAACAAGATTCATGCCAAGCAGACTTCATTTCTTTTGTAAAACACATGTGGCCAGAGTTTATTGAAGGAAGACACCACAAAATTATTGCTAATAAGTTTAATAAAATAGCAGATGGTAAACTAAAAAGACTTATTGTTTGTTTACCTCCAAGACACTCAAAATCAGAGTTTGCTTCTACATTTTTTCCAGCCTGGATGATGGGACGTAGAGGTGATTTAAAAATTATACAAACTACTCACACTGCTGAATTAGCTGTGCGTTTTGGTCGTAAAGTAAGAAACATTATTGACAGCGAAGAATATCAACATGTGTTTCCAGAATTAAAATTACAAGCAGATAACAAATCAGCAGGTCGTTGGACAAGTAATCAAGAGGGTGAGTTCTTTGCAGCTGGTGTAGGTGGTGCGATTACAGGACGTGGCGCAGATTTGTTGGTTATTGATGATCCTCATTCCGAACAAGATGCTATGTCACCAAAAGCCTTAGAATCGGCTTACGAATGGTACACATCTGGACCGAGACAGCGTTTACAACCAGGCGGAATAATTGTGATAGTTATGACAAGATGGAGCACCAAAGACTTGGTTGGCAAAGTCTTAAATAAACAAGGCGAAGACCATGCTGATAAATGGGAGGTAGTAGAGTTTCCAGCAATCATGCCAGACTCAGAAGATCCTTTATGGCCAGAGTTTTGGAAAAAAGATGAATTGCTTGGTGTAAAAGCGTCTTTACCCATATCTAAATGGAACAGTCAGTGGATGCAAAACCCTACCGCAGAAGAAGGATCTATAGTTAAAAGGGAGTGGTGGAATAGGTGGGAAAACCCAGATATTCCAGATTACTCTTATGTAATACAAAGTTACGATACTGCATTTTCAAAAAAAGAAACAGCAGACTACTCGGCTATAACAACTTGGGCGATATTTAACAGAGAAGAAGACGCAGATGAAATAATCCTTCTTGACGCAAAAAGAGTGCGTTGTGACTTTCCAGAGTTAAAACGTATGGCTTTGGAAGAATACAGATATTGGGAACCAGATTGTGTGCTTATTGAGGCAAAAGCATCTGGGACACCGCTTACACATGAGTTAAGAAGAATGGGCATACCCGTTACAGCTTACTCACCAAGTAGAGGTCAAGACAAAATAGCAAGAATGAATAGTGTCGCACCCATGTTTGAGTCTGGTATGGTATGGGCACCAGAGCATGATTTTGCAGAAGAAGTGATAGAAGAAATGGCATCATTTCCATTTGGAGATTATGATGACTATTGCGATAGTGCTACAATGGCCTTGATGCGCTTTAGACAAGGTGGTTTTGTGTCTCTAAACGAAGATTACCAAGATGAAGTGCGATTATTAAAAAATAACAGGACAGTTTATTATTAAAATTTATTTAACTAGATTTGTTTGGGATGGTAAAGAATATGGCGGACCTAACATACATGCAGAAACCATCGAAGTAGCAGAGGCTATTGCAGAACTAAATGGCTTGACTCTAGAGGGCGAACTAACAGATATAGTTGGAATGGAAAAAGATGAAGCAAGAGTGATACACTAGGTAATTATGGCGATAGACAAACAATTAGGTACAGAAGATAATCCGGATGTAAGAGTACAAGGCTCTGCTGTTGAAATACCTCTTGATACTTCAAGAGAAGACCAAATAAAAGAAGCCGCTGAGATACTCGTGCAAAACGAAGATTTATTTATTGACGAAGAAATACAAAGCACGCAACCTCAAGAAATGGATTTTAATTCTAATTTAGTAGATTTTTTAGGTGATGATATATTACAAAGCATATCAAATGATTTACTAAGCTCTATTAAAAGCGATAAACAATCTAGATCTGAGTGGGAAAAAACTTACACCGATGGCCTTAAATATTTAGGTATGAAGTTTGATGACTCAAGATCGCAACCATTTGAAGGTAGTTCTGGCGTGGTTCATCCTATTTTGGCAGAGGCCGCTACACAGTTCCAAGCGCAGGCTTACAAAGAAATGTTGCCAGCAAAAGGACCTGTAAAAACAGAAATAGTTGGTGCTCGTACAGTAGAAACAGAAAATCAAGCAGAAAGAGTACAAGAGTTTATGAACTATTACATTATGAATGTAATGGAAGAATATGATCCAGAGCTAGATCAAATGTTATTTTATTTACCATTAGCAGGATCTACATTTAAAAAGGTTTATTTTGATTTTGTTCTAAATAGAGCAGTTTCCAAATTTATACCACCAGAAGACCTAATTGTTCCTTATGAAGCACCAGATATAAGTTCAGCCGAAAGAATTACTCATGCTATAAGCATGTCAGCTAATGAGATTAAAAAACAACAACTGTCTGGATTCTACGCAAATGTAGACATAGGTCGTGAAAGTTATACAGATGATCTCTCTGATATAGCAGAGGCCATAGATGAAATACAAGGCGTTTCACCATCATATAAAGAAAATAGAAATAGAACAGTTTATGAAGTACATACTGTTTTGGATATAGAGGGTTTTGAAGATATAGACGAGCAAGGTAATCCTACTGGACTTAAACTACCATACATAGTTACCATTGAAGAGGACTCAGAAAAAGTATTATCCATTCGCAGGAATTATTTACCCAATGATCTACTAAAAAATAAAATAAATTATTTTGTTCAATATAAATTTATGCCCGGTCTTGGTTTTTATGGTCTAGGACTGTCGCACATGATTGGTGGCTTATCAAAAGCATCGACTTCAATACTTAGACAGCTTATTGATGCAGGAACATTAGCGAATTTACCAGCTGGTTTCAAAGCTAGAGGCATGAGAATTAGAGATGAAGATGATCCGCTACAACCAGGAGAGTTTAGAGATATAGATACGACTGGCGGATCTTTACGAGAAAACTTAATACCGTTACCAATTAAAGAACCTAGTAGTGTATTAATGCAATTACTCGGTATATTGGTTGACTCTGGTAAAAGATTTGCTGCCATAGCTGACATGAATGTTGGTGACATGAACCAAGCTATGCCAGTTGGGACAACTGTAGCTTTGCTAGAGCGTGGCACAAAAGTTATGAGTGCAATCCACAAAAGGTTGCATCATTCACAAAAAATTGAATTTGGCTTGATGTCTAAGGTTTTTGCTGAGTTTTTACCACCTGTTTATACTTTTCAAGTAGGAACAGGACCGAGTGAAATAAAACAACAAGATTTTGATGACAGAGTAGATATTATACCTATATCAGATCCTAATATTTTTTCACAAAGTCAAAGAGTTACACTAGCACAAGAGCTTTTACAAATGGTTCAATCTAATCCAGAAATACACGGACCACTTGGTATTTATGAAGCATATCGCAGAATGTATGCCGCTTTGGGTGTGGACAATGTAGAGGCTTTGTTACAACCGCCACCAGACATGACACCAAGACCAGTCGATGCTGGCATAGAAAATTCAACACTTTTGATGGGACAACCTGCCCAGGCTTTTCCAGAACAAAACCATCAAGCGCATTTAGAGGCACACAAAAGTTTGTTTTTAACCAACATCGTTAGAGAAAGTCCGCAAGTGCAAGCCTTAATTATTAGTCATTGCATGCAACATTTACAATTCTTAGCTAGTCAAATGGCACAAGAACAAATGCCAGAAGAAACAAAACAACAAATGGCACAGATACAAGCACAAATGCAACAAGTATCACCAGAAGAGGCGCAAATGATTATGCAACAGATGCAAATGGTTATGGAACAATTTAGCTCTGCAATCATGGCTCAATTAGCTGGCGAGTTCTTACAATCAATCGGAATGAGCAACGGCGAAGATCCATTAGTTGATATTAGAAAACAAGAATTAAATCTTAAAGATAAAGAACTAGATATGGAATCTCAACAATTTGATGCAAAACAACAGCAAAGAGCACAAGAAAAAATGCTTGATGCTCAATTACAACAAGAGCGTATGGGTGTGCAAAAAGACATTGCAGATGATAAACTCGAAGTAGCAATCGATAGATTGAAACAAAATGCTGATTTGAAATTAATTGAATTAGAAAATAAAATAAGAGGCTTACTATGACAACATCATATAAATTAGAAGCAATTAAGAAACTCAAAGCTGAAAAAAAAGCTGAAAGAATCAAAGAAGCCGAGGACTTAAAAGCTGCCCAAGAAGCAGAGGAAAAGAAGCACCAGGCAAATCTTAAAAGAATAGCTAACAAAATGGCACAAATTGAACAAGGCTTACCTGTAGAAAAGGAAGTTGTTGTAGAAGAAAAACAACTTGTAAAAAAAGCGCC